CGCTTTTGACAGGTCATAGGTTGCTACTAATTTCGGGAGGGGGAGTTCTTTGAGTTCGTAGTCTTTCATAAATCTTCCACGAGTTGCCTCTACCCACATCGCACGACTGAAGTATCCGAAAGGGTTCTCCATTACCTTATTAATTTTCACCCCATCGAGTCGAAGGATTCTGAGGTAAGTGTGATGTACTAAGTCATAGGGGTCAGGATGCATCCCCTTTGCAGAGGAGACTAGTTTCTCATAGTGAGACTCTACCCAATTATTCCAAACCTTTGTCTCTTCGGATGTTTTCAACTTTGTCCTTATATTTTTGAATCATTTCACGCAGGTCATCCATGCTATACTTCCGCAAGTCCTTTGACTTCCTCAACAGAGAATCAGCAGTCCCATCCCCATATAGACGATTCAACGCTACAGAAAAAAGATACTGCTGACCACTCTGAAAGATGTTGCATTTTTTGTCCTGAAATTGTACATTCGTTTCATTCCATCGCGTTGAGTACGCTCCTCGACTGATGAAATGCCCTGCGTCCCCTTCCTTCCACTTCTTAACCTGTCCACACGTGAAACAAGTAGCATAGCCGTTCTCATCTGAGGCTCTCATCCTTATAAATAAAGAGAAGACCTTGTCTAAGTCCTTGACTAGTTTCTGTCTAGCTGATGCCATTCGCACAATATACGTTATTTAGGGGGAAGTTTCTTAAAACATTGTCAGTTGCGCTTGGTGCTGCTTTAACCTCTTACACGCTGCTTCGTAGTACTCAGTATCTAACTCACACCCCACCAAGTCAAAGCCTAAGTTATGACAAGCAATAGCTATTGAGCCACTTCCTAAATGAGTATCAAGTATTTTATCACCTTCCTTTGCGTATCGGTCAAGTGTCCACTCGTAAAGGTTTACAGGCTTCTGTGTGGGGTGTATTCTGTTTAATTGGTTTGGGTGCTTATCATACTTTTTAGCACTTGAATTAAAAGATGTCCACGCCATTTCAAACTGAGCAAAAGTAACATCTTCGCTAAATCCTTTATCCCATAACAACCAACAAGGGCTGGGTGTTATGTGGTCAGTCATATAGTTACCACCCCAGATAATCTGGTTCTTACTTACCCTAAACAATTCTTTAAAATAGTCTGCAGTAGGTATCGCAGAATCACCTCCAGCAAACTTATGGTAGTCGCTTTTTTTGTTTCCTTTTCTTCTGCCCATACTTACGTTTATATTTATCCCATAAGGCGGATCAACAATGGCAAGATCAAAATAATTATCTTCATACCTACGCATCAATAGCATATTATCTTCGTTTGTTAAAGTTATCATTCGGGTGTGTTTGGGTGTTGTATGTAGTCCCATCGTCCTCTCTCGTCTGTGTCCTCTTCAGGGAGTTTTAAGTCTGCTAGGAGTCTCTTCATTAGTCCCTTCTGTTCTTCTGTCAGGGGGGTAGGAGGTAAGTCCTTCTGTCTCTTGATGTTTCGCTCCATCATCTCGGCTCTTTCCCCTTCGTATTGTTGGAATATCTCTACCAGCTCAGGCAGTTTCAAACGCTCGTACATCTTGCCGTACACCCCTGCTTTCAATCGGGTCATTATGACTGACCATTCCTCTAGCTTCATCGCAGGGAATTGACTGATGAGATAATCCACAGCGTCCACAAAGTTCCTCGTCCCTGTTATTGTTTTATTGAAGTCAAGGTAATCAATCGCATCCTTCAGGAGAGCCATCAGACAGGCGTGAGTGGGAGCAGGTTGGTTTTTGAATGCGCTCCGCACGTTCGTACCTGATTCCCAAGCGTCCGAGGCTGTGATACTATGTGAGGGTCTTGAGATGAGCGAGATACTCCTCGCTATCGAATCCCTTATTTTTAAGTCGTTCATTTTTGTTCTTTTTAAGTGGGAATATTCCGCGCCATCCGTTTGCTACAGATGCGTTAATCATTTCAATAGAGGTGTCTAGGTCTTCTCCAGACTCTTTGTAGAGTTTATGAAGTGCTGCTTGTTCTCCTATTTGAGTATAGCGTCCGTATCGTCTCGCCTTGCGTTCGTCTATCCACATAAGCCATGCGAGTTTGAATCTTGAATCCATAAAGGGCAACATAACCCCCTCTGTTAGTAGTGAATTAGTCTTTGAATTACTAACTGTATTAGTAGGGGGGCAGTTTGACCCTAGTGGGGGGTCAATTTGACCCTTGTCAAATTCATTCTGAACCTCATCGCGTTCAGGTTGACCCGAATCCCTAAATCCTATTAGAGACCTACAGACACGTTTTGACGTTGTACCTGTTATCTGAATGTACTTTAAGGTTAAAAGTGCCTTAATCGCTCTCTTAGCCGTACTCACGGAGACGCCTAGTTCCTTCGCTATGGTCGCATTCGATTTGTAGAACGCTTTGCCGTTTCCTGTAAAGGAGTCGATGTCTGCTAGGAGTATCTTGTCGATAGGCTTCAGTTCCTTACTGAGCCAAATGTCCGCAGGTATCCAGATCCCCTTGAATTGTCGTACTACTTCGCCCATCGTGGAAGGCTTAGGATGCCATCATTCACGTACCCTGTCTCTTCTCCGTTCCAATTCTTAAAGGAGTCTATCCCTTTGCTCATCATTGCGTAACCACTATCTAGAGCGTCCTGACTGAGCCTGTAGATGCAGATGTTATGGGGGGCGGTGTTCTCAATCGCTATAATGTAGAATTCTTTTGCGCCTGTTAACTCCTTATAAATAGCAGCCTGTAAGTGATAAGAAAAGTTGTACACGCTCTTACTAAATCCCTCCGCACTTGCGTCCTGTGTAGTCTTCAAGTCTACTATTACATCCTTAGACATCGCGTCCACGAACCCCCTGAAAGGAACGCCCTGAATCTCACGCTTCACTTCGGTCTCTCGCTTACTACATAAGTCTAGCAGTTCAGTTGCTTCCCTGTTCTGTGCAAATCGTCTCTTTATCTCTTGGATGCTTCGCCAATCTGAGTTATTAAGATAAATCTTTTTGGGGTTATTAGATACCATCTCCTTGTAGGCTTTGGTGTTCTTCCTCAAGTCTGTGACATCGTAAATCTTCTCGAACTCCTCAGGCTCAAGGAGAGCCGAATGAACGGCTGTCCCTAAGCGCATAGAGGCTGATTCTACAAAGTCCCTTCTCTTGTAAGCTAGAAAGTGAGCTGGAGATTTGATGAACGATTTTAACGACGAATAGGATAGCTGTGTTCTGTCTATCATCGCTGTATCGTTATTGCTTGGTCGTAACTCATATACTTCCACAGACCAAAGGTCTTTATCTCGACGCAGATAATTCCTTCCTTATCCATGTAAGCGTCACACATCGCTTTCTTCCATCCTCTATTCGTTGCGATGAGGTCTCCTTCTAGGATGTTCAGGGTTGTTGTCTGAATCTTTTTGCGCTCTACTTTTTGAACGTCTTTACTCTTTACAAATTTTGCCATTTTACTGTTTTTTTGAGGGGGGTTGTCCCCCTCTGATTATTGATTCAATTCTTCTTCTCTGTGCAGGACTTCTCCTGCCAATTGTGTCCAAGTAGTGTTACACTTGTTAACTATCTCAGGGGCGTGTTTTAACATCCCTCTTGGGTTGCTAGTTTGCCAATGGTAGACTGTCATAGTTGTGACGCCTAATTCCTTCGCGCAGTTTGCCTGAGTGCCGTAGTGTTTTTTTATGAACTTTTTGAAGTCGTTTGTTTCGTGCTTTGCCATTAGAATGCTAATTGTGATTGTGGTAATTCGGGGGAGGGGTTCTTCTCCTTTCCGTTCTCGTCATAATACTCGTCCATAAGGTCAGCCTGAGCCATTCCAAAGTATCCACGCTCCTCACCAAGTTTCTTCCACTTGTCGAATCTCTTCCTGTCTCTCTTATACTTTACAGAGGAGACATTTTCTAAGGGGGTTAAGTGATACTTTGCTGAGTTATGCTCTGACTGATGAATCAGTCCTGAGTCGTGTAACTCGCTCAATCTTGCTGAGGCTGTTTGTAGGGGCATAGAGAGACTTTCTGACACTTCTTTGAGTGTCGCACCCTTTCGGCTCAATAGGCACAGGATAAGTTCCTCTGTCGGTTTGATGTGAGGTTGTATGTCATACAAAGCCTCTATGCTAAATTTGCTCATAGGTTGTCACGTTTATGAATTAATAACTTAGCGACTAATCCTGCCCCTTCGATGTACTCATCGTAAGACATTTTCTCCTCACATTTTCCTATGATCTGGATAGCGGCATTCAACGCCCATGAGTTAGTTATCTTCTCATCCTTCGCAGGGTCAGCCTTCCAGCTTCCTCCATCTGAGAACGTGCTTTCCTTCTTAATCCTTAGCTTAACTCCGAACTTATTCTCCGACTTAGTATACTCTACCTCATCGCCTACAATGTAGGGGGGTGCTTCAGGTGAGGTGCTAGAGGCTACTCCCTCAGTATCGTCCTCCATTGTCACTCTGTAGTCGTACATCGTACCTGATTGTCCTTGCCATGTATTTTCAGTCTTCATGATAGACTTGATTTTTGATGTTGCCATCTTATTGAAATTTATGGGGAGCAGAATCGCCCCCCTGATTAATTGTAAATGTAAGTTAAATCTTGCTTAATTAGATAATAAATTTAGGCTCTTTCTAGCCTCCTCTAGCTCCGTGATTTTCTTCGCTAGTCTTCTGTCAAAATACTTCCCTAAACTCTCCTTAAATCGCTTGAGGTCTTGTAGGGTCATCTTGTCAAGTATCTCCTGAAAATTGATGCTGTAGTCTTCCATTATTTCGGGGGGTTATTGGTTAGGTCTCTAGCTGTGTACAAAACGTCTAACATCTTGTGATCGTGGTCTATTCTCTTATTGTACCACTTGACGCTATCCCTTGCGTCTATTATTAGCTTCTCATTTTCCCCCTTCGGCAAGAGTTCAAGTCCTTGCTGAGTTGTTAAAGATAGTTTGAGTTGTAACTCGTGGAAGACTAAGTCTGACTTAGTTGCTTCAATCTGTTGCTCTACAAATTCCTGATTCATTACGCTTCAATTTTGTTAGTTGTAATCTGCTCTAAATTCAGGACATCAAGTGCCCGTTGAGCGGCTAATGTGAATTCAATTTCCTCCTGTAGCTTCTTAAAGTCATCGCTGTCCATCTCCAGCTCATCGTAGATGCTATCGATTACAGTTTCAAGGTCTATCTCAATATCTACCTCCTGAGTGAATTGAATCTCAAAGCCATCTGAATACGTTGACTCGTCAATCTCGTGAGTCGTTTCATAGCTTTGATTCCTTAGCTGTCCGATTACGGCATCCCTTCCTGCTTGGTAAGCCATCTCAAGGACTTTCAGGTCACGCTCATTGCTGTGAGTGTTTGGACTTGCTTTAAGGCTCTGAATCTCTTCTCTGAGCGTTTGATTCTCTTCAAGCATTTGAGTCGCTTGGTCTAGTGCTGATTTGACCTCAGCTATGGTCTTTGTGAAATTTTCCATTTTATGGATTTTGTGCAGGTGTCCTGCGGTTAGTATCTGCGAGGGGAATCGAACCCCTCTAGAACCATTCAGATATTTGATTTGATTTTAATTATTCTACGTTTCCCCAAATTCCGACCTCTTGTAATTTTCCAAGTATCTGCTGCATATCTACATTTGTACTTGATGATAACTCATTATCTCCATCACTTTCAAGAAGTGAAACTGAGTATGCTATTACTTGAAGTTGTTGTTTTGAGAATTTCATGTTTTTAATTTTAGTGATTAATTATACCCAAAGATAGTTATAATATCCCATTATACAAACTTTATTTTATGTTATGAGGGGGTTGGTTTGGTTTTCTCAATGTTTACGAGGGTTTACAATGCAAAGTTTTTTTATATTTTATTTATAGGGCATTAAAAAAGGGGTGACTTCGTTAAGTCTACCCCCTCCTTATCGGGTTACCTCCGATGTATCGTATAATTGCGTCACACGATGCTACAATATACTAATCTTTTTCTAGAAACGAGATACACAGGGGTAAAATACCCACACAGCAGAGGATGATTCCGTTCGTTGTTATCTCTCCGTTCATACTTGTCAGGGCATAGACTACAATTAAACCCCCTATAGTACGCTTTGCGCTCCATCTACGAAGGTCTCCTTTGCCTTTCATGATCTGGGTGAGGTCAAACGCTTTGAGTATCTCTATAAGTTGCTTATTCATTGGTTAAGGTTAGTATTAAGATTCCTGCTGATATTGCTAGAATTACTGAGGTGTATATTATGCTCATTTTTTTGAATCTCGTCTATAATTTTATACGCTTCATTCTCAGCAAAAGTGATGAGTTCCTCTTCATCTTCAAATAGGTTAAAAGCTAGGTGCATTGTCTCGTGCATTACGAGTCCCATTGTGTGAATATCGTCTGTGCATCTGCTTAGGTTTATGAAAATAAATCTTTCACCTGTACAGGGGTCTATATTGCTTAGTCCAGCGATGTACGAATCTTCTGATGTATTTCTATAGTCTTTGCAGTCGTTCAAATTTAATCCGTGCAAATCCTGAGTATTAAAATACCGAAACAATTCACATGGATTCTGTGACAGCAGAAGGGTGTAGTTTTCTCTTTTTGATGTTGTCATCATTCAGGGAGGGGGACGTTTATGCAGGTGTGGTTTCCGATAATTACTGCCACGCCTAACGCCTGACGCTTGAAGTTCTTTGCATAGCTGTAAGCGTAGCTTTCGCGGTCTATAAGACAACCGACCTGACACGCCCAAATTTTGCTATTGACCCCTGAGAAATGCTCTGTGTACATCTGAGTATGGATGTGACCCTGTATCGTAGTCATCAGGTCGTTTTTTGCTTTTGATCTGGCGCTTCCTCCTTCGCCATGGACGAACTGCATCCCATCTATGACAAGTCTTTCTGTCCATGTCCAATTGGGAGTCCCTAGCACTTCGTTATAGCTCTTAATCCACTCTCTAGGAATGCCTCCGCTGAATGCCTTCCGCGCCACGATGCGGTCGTGATTTCCCGTGATGATTGTTGTCCCCTTCTCTCCGAAGGCTTTGTACCATTTTTGTACGCTCTTAATCGCTTCCTTTAATTCATCCCCTGCGCTCATGCCATTAGGGTCAGATTCGTGCCTCGAACTTGCGTGAGAGTCGATTAAATCTCCGATGAAGACCACACGAGAGCAGTTGTACTTCGCCTTAGTGTCTAGGGCGTGATTTAAGGCATCTTTATGGTCGAATGGACAATGTAGGTCTCCTATTACTAAAGTGCGCTCCTCGTGGCTTGTAAGGTGCTTATATGCCTCTAGTTTGTTTCCGTGTAGTCGAGGTCTCATAGGGGGGGGTTAGTATGTCCAAATAGTCATCTGAGTCTTCTCAGGGTCGCAATCCACATGAATGAAAGAATCGCCAATCCCTAGCCTCGTGAAACCTGCATCTAGTAGAGCCTCTAACATCAGGAATCTACGCTTTGAACTTCCACAATGTAGGTCTGCCGCCCATCCCAAAAGATGACTGCTATTTTTAGCTACTTTGTAACCTTTCTCCTTTAGAGCCTGATTGTGAGAAATCGTTCTGAATCCTGAATTGATTATGAAAGGAAATCCTGCAATATCACGAGCAACGTCTAGCATCTCAAGGAATTCAGTCTCCATCATTTCTCCAGATCCGACAGAATCGGGGGAGTCAAATTCTGATAACTTAAAGTATTTTAGTTTATTCATATTCCTTTCTTTGCTAGTAATACCTTCAGTTCGTGGATTCCATCAATGCACTCCTTTACGAGTAGTTTGACCTCATCCCTATCACTCTCTAGATTGTACACACGCCCTCTCAGTCTCTCCACTTCCCTCGTCAGGTTCACATATACACCTACTACAGCGAGGAGGCTCGGAATTACGCTTATGAGGGTCTGTATAATTGTGTCCATAGTCTTGAATCCACTTTTTTAGTTTTTCTACGTTGTCTTTGCGGTTCATTTCAGAAGACCTCTCAGCGTCTTGAGTGCATCCCCTCCCTGACCGAATGAGTACGTCATCCCGTTCTGATTATAGGTCTCTGTTATAGGTCTCATATCGCTCCCTGAGTTCGTTGAGTATTCAGGAAACAGGCTAGAGTTCTGACAAAGATATGAGACAAGTCTCTCTGTGTAGAATTGTGCATTTTGTCGCGCTCTTTCTACCTCTCTATGTAAGTCAGCTGGAGAAATTGCAGACGTATTCTCTGCCGTTCTAATCACTAGACCTCCGTTGTCGATTTTAACGTATAGGCTAGGAATCAAATCCACCATAGTCCACCACGCTACAGCCTTGCGGACGTAGTCATCTACTAGAATCAAGTTGTTTCCTGCTAGAGTTCCTGCTGAGATGTGAGCAAGTAGGGCGTTCATCAGGTCAGTACCTAGATACTGCTGAAGGATTTTGTCCTGTACTACGATTACGCTAGGTATTACATAGGAATCCTCTACTGAGCCGTTAAGATTGGTTAATCGCTTCAGATAGTCAGGGTTTACGAATAAGACTTCGGGTGTAAGTGCCATTAGTTTCTAGGTGTTGTCCAATTTCCGCGCCCATCTACAAAGCCTCTGCCACTCATATCGCGCGGACGCTGTGCGACTTTGGTGCTATTGACCTCCATAGGGTCATATCCTGCCTCCCTCATTATCTTCTTAGCTTGGTTAACGCTAATTGACTCATTTCCTTTCTTTAGATAGGTTCTGCGTTCCCAGAAATGCTGACAGCTGCCTCCTCCTTTGTACAAATCGCATCTATCTGATTCACAGCAAGTCAAAAATAGGTCGTATGTATTCGCTCCTCCTACTCCCCATCCTCTATTAACTGCGCTTTTTGAGGCTAGTTCTATCTGCTCCTTCGCCCATACCTTATTACCTGCCCCTACCATCTTCTTACAGAATGACCTGCTCTCGTATTTCTTCCCTGTTGTGGGGTTCGAACCAAACCCTCCCAATACTTTACGTTCATAGGAATATCTTATCCTTATGAGTTTGTTATCTTGTCCTGATTCGGGTGAGGGGTCGTTCTCTCCCCTTCCTCCTCCGATTACTCTAGCAAAAGACCAAAGTGCGTCCTGCTTCTCTTCATCTTCATAGTCTACTCTTCGAGCATCTATGCACTCCCACTCCTCAGACTCGTCCTCTCCTAGTTCTATCAGGGTGTTGACTGCTGAATCTAGGTCTAATTTGTCCTCTTTTGATAGCTCTGACCTCATAGGAGCGTCCTGAGAGGCTTGAACTACTATAGGGGGGTTCTTGTGTAGCTTAACAGGGTCGAGTATCCCTGCGGCTCTAAAAATAGACTTCACAGCCTTATCTACTATCTTCTGAAAGGGGACGATGACCTGTCGCTCGAATAACTGAGACGCTATCTCTAGCTCTTGAGTGCTTCCTAGTGTCCCTGCTGTCTTGACTCCAAACATCGCAGGAGAGACTACTCTATGCCCTACCATGATTTTGTCGGTTGTCTCTGTGCTGAGGAATTGATATTGCTTGTCTGCGTCCGTTAATGGGAACGGCTCAAAGGATGGCTTCCTGTCAGGTTGGTCTGAGTACGTTATAATGAACTTACCTGCGTTCGTAGCTCCTGCGAGTTGGCTCTCAATGTCGTTTCTGATGCGGTTGCGTTCCTCTACTGGAGGCGAACCATTAAGAAATGAGATGACATACGAGGGAGCGAGTCCTGAGCGTATATTTGAAATGTGATAGGCAGCTATCTCTTTGTCTAGTTCTATGTAGGAGATACTTCCCTGATAGTCCACAGAAGGATAAGCAAAAGACCCCACAGAAAACGGCTTCACGTAGAGAATCTGAACAGGAAACTTCCTACTTTTGGAAGGGTCGAATGAGTGAACCTCTTCAGGTTCGCAGTTTCTGTCTTCCCAATCTCTAGAGTAATAGTAGAAATCTACCTCTTCCCTCTTATTTGCCTCTCCTGAGCGTACATTCTCAAATGGTAGATGTCTGACCTTGCTTATCGTCGTTCTGTCTACTGAGTAGATGACTTCTAGAGCAAACCCTCCCTGTATCTTCAAATCTAGACACGACTTGCGTATCTCGTCATCGAGACTCCACTCCTCCATCTTCAGCCGTGCGTCTATGCTGTCAGTCTTCAGACCCTCTCCGAATATCATGTAAGCGATAGAGGTACAGAGAGCGTTATGAGTTCCTGACTTCTGATACAAGTCTACTAAATACTGCGGATAGAGGTTATCGTCTCCGTAGTTTATCCATCCTTTGCCCGAAGGTTTCTCCTCGAAAGACTTAGGTTCGTATTGTGCGAGTTTGAGTATGTCCATTATTGTTCGTAATATACAACATTGTTAGGGATTGAGATGTCAGGAATCGTCCAAGCATCTGCACCAATGATCTGGAGAATCCCCACCTCACACTCACCGACTACAGAAGCGTCCTCAGGGTCTAGGTTAGCGCTTGAGTTCTGTCCTAGTATTCTGTAGGTGTAGAATCCTGTGTCTGTTATTTTGATGTTTCCTGTTAAGGGACTTTTGTAGTGCGTTCCTACAGTTGCCTTGGTGTAACGGGCGTTATCAGAAACCACATTCAGAATCACAACAAAGTTCTCACTCGTAGCCTGACTCTTAAACTCAATTAAATAGTTCGTAAACGTAGCAAGGTACTTCCTCGCCTGAAAGGGTGAGACGTATATTGTTTGTCCTGCGGTATCGGGTTGGAGTCTAATCATATTTAAATAAAAAAGGGGAGGCTATTCGCCCCCCCCTTTCCTTGATTTCGGTTTAAGGCTTCGAACTTAGACAGTCGGTGTGAAGGTCACATTTGACCCTGAAGGAACGCCTAAAGTAGCAGCTAAGAACGGAGCAGCTATGAACTCCTCACCTGTGAACTCGTACTTGAGTCCGTTGAAGTCTCCCATTGCTACACCTGACTCTAATGTCCCTCCAGTTAGCTCACAGCCACGAGTATGACCCATGACAAAGAGGTTGTTATTTACGTCTTGAACTACGATGAAAACACGCCCCTTCGTTAAGTCTTGGAAGTTGCTGATGTCAGCAGCTATCTCACGAGAGAAAACACACGATACAACCTGAGTATAGAAAATAGTTCCATTCTCTACAGATGCATTCACAGTCTGAGTGAACGAGCCTGTGTTCTTATGCATATCGTAATTTTTGAACGTCATTGCAGCCGTTGAGTCTGCTATCTCTCCTGCTGCGACTGCGTCAAAAGTTTGAACTACACCTGTCAGAGCAAAGGGAGCTATCCATATCTCTTTAATACCTCCAAGGCTGTCCTTACATGGTAAGGCTCTACCTGTTACTGTTACATTACACGCCATAATTTAGGGGGTTTAAGTTGTTTTTTACGATGTTTGTCTAGCTACTCCCATAGATGCCTCATCTACAATCTGAGTACCTGCGTCAAACAATAGAACGACACGAGTAACGGCTGAACCTGTTACGGCTGTAAGGTCTAAAATACGAGCCTCAGTCATATCTGTCATAACATTAGTACCAAAGTACAGATTGTCTTTCTTTGACAAGATTGCTGCGTTATCTACCATTCCAGCTGGAGAAATGATGTTGTAACCTGCGTAACGTGAGACCATTCCATCGTTTAGGAAAGGGAGGTCATAAGTTGCCGCAAGTGCTTGGTAGTATAGCTGAACAGATGCACGGCTCATGTAGATATTTGCGTCAGGGTCTCCTGCGATTGCAGGGGGTGCATTAGCTGTTAAGGCTGCAAGATTTGTGAGAATTCCTGTTACGGCTACTGCGTCTGCTGTCCATGCTCCTGCGTTTGTAGTCTGATAAGTCTGCGATGCTCCTGCTTTATACTGCTGTAGTATACCTGTAAAGGCTGTAGAAGGTGCTGCGGTTGCGCCATCGTAAGAGTAATTACCTCCCCAAATAGCAATCTCAGTTCCTGCTTGAGTGATACGAGCTACATACTGAGAGACGAACGCTGCGTAAGCGTTTGGCATCCCTGCATTTGCGCCCTGCATCTGAGCCGCTGCCCAATCCTGAGCTAGTTGGTTATTACAAAACTCATCGTTAACCTGAAGTTGCTTAGTCTCTAGGACTACATCTGTCAGAACTAACTGAGTCCCTGTAGTTGGTCGCTGAAAGTCGCAACTTCTGTCTGCGATAGCTCCTCCAGAAAACTTCTTCAGGACTGCTTTGTGTCGGACGTTCTCTAAAATAGAGAGGTAGCCATTTGCAACGCTGTCTGCGCTGAGAATTGCAGGAGCGACGAAAGGCATCGCCAATAATCCCGCGTAAGTTTTGTTCACATACGTTACGGGTGACGTTGCTAGATTGATTTGTAGGGCGTTCGCCATATTTCTAGGAATTAAATTTGTTAAATAGAGCCGTAACCCTTTCGCTTGATGATAATTTCGATAAATCTACTTGGGGGATTGCCTTAGTAGTATTCACACGCTGTACGCCTTCTGACGCTGCTTGTGATTTCAATGTTGTGAGTTCTTTAGCCTGTTGAGATAGAATCTCTCTGAGTTCTGTTATCGCTTTCTCTTCAGCAGAGAGTTCCTCTTCGATAATTTCGCTTGGGAATCGTTCGTCTAGGACTCGATTGATTAGGTCAATGATGTAAGCATCGTCCATCAATTTCTCTTCCTCTTCGATTTCCTTCTCTACTTCCTTCTCTTCGTCGATGACTTCGTCTTCAGCTAGTTTATTCTGCTTTGACTTCTTAACAGGTGCTTTCTTTGCAGGAGGTGTCGGTGCTGCTGCCGCAGGTTGCTTTGTCTTTGGTGCGTTGCCATCTGCTTTCGCGCCTTCTCCTTCACCCTTTCCTTCTCCAGATCTTTGGATGCTAGAAACTACTCCGCTGTCTCCGATTGAGAGAACAGAGCCGTCTTCCAATTTGTAATCTCCTTCAGGAAGTGGAATCTTCTCGCCTTCCTCATTGAGTACATACACGAGCGCACCCTCTTCGAAGGTCTCTGCGTCTGTATTGATTACTGTCCCATTTTCAAGGGTCGCGTCTGCCATTAGTTTCGATTTTTGAATCGTCTCTAGGCTTAGATTGAACTTCGTGAAGAGTTCGTTTATGCGTTTCTGTAGTGTCATATTTTCGGCTTATACATATTAACGATTTGAGGGGGTAGATGCTTACAAATTGATCAAAAGTTTGTGAAATCTATACTTTTTTTTATGCTCTGTATCTTAGGCTATAGTGGAAATTCTACTTTCTCCATTTTCTGATGGCAGTATAGCTTACAATAGGCAAAGTGTCTCAGAGGCTCTTAAAATAGCTCAGGGCATCTATTCAGGTTTAGAGGATTTGTCAAGGATTTTGGTCAATTCTGTCATCATTTTAGCCTCCTGTTGAGCCTTTAATCGGTCACAGAAAAACCCCTCGATTGAGAAACCTGAGACCTTTTTTTCCTTCACCCATTCAGACCAAACAGCGTCATTTTCGACCTTGACAGATACGCACCAAGTCCCCACAGGAACGTCTAGAGAATAGATAGCTGACTTGTCTTTTTTCTTATCTTCGACTATCCAGCTCTCGACAACGCTCAAGCCGTTTAGCTTGTGTTCGTGTTCTAGGGTCGAATTGTTTTGGTTGCCAAACTTGAAAAATAACTCCATCGCTCTCCTCACAGTTCGCTTTGAGAAGTATACGTGAAACTCCTCTCCATCCTGATGTCTATAGATAGGTTTATCAGGGATTAAGGCTGCACCGATTAGGATATGCCTGTCAGCATCGACCTCCGCGAGAAGGGTTTTGTTTTCTTTGAGTGCTACGAACGAGCTATTTATAGCAGGTTCAGATACTATCGAAATGGCATCTATTCCGTAGAGTTCTGCTTCCTCGTCAATTATTAATTCTATTAATTTCATTATAAAGTAGTTTGGTCTGTGACTATTTGGTCAGCCTGTTGCTGATTGGTGACATTTTCTGAGATGACATAGGCTTGAATAGAGCCGCCTGACCCTGCCCCTAG